TCAGGCGTGTCTAAAAATATGGCTAAAAGAATGGCCAAAATAGTGCAGGCGCATGATGCTGAGCTAGTGAACAAAGAGGACGCGGGGGGTCCAGCCTAATGTCTGATAGTACTAAACTAAGAGCACTGATAGATGGTGACATACTAGTATATAGAAGCGCTGCTGCTTGTGAGCAGAAGGAGTACACTTACGCCCCTAAAGAGGGGTCTACTCCTCCCCTTAAGTTCCGTTACGTTAAGGAGGCTAAGCTAGCCCTAGGAGATAAGATAAGTGAGTACACCCGTACACACAAAATCATCCTGTCTCCTCCTGAGCATTGCCTGCACTCCCTACGTCATACGTTAGAGAAGGTGATGAAGAACACTCATGCTGGAGAATGTAGTATCTATCTAGGAGGCCCTAACAATTTCAGGGACTTAATAGACCCTAAGTATAAGGCTGGTCGAGGGCCTAAGCCTGAGTACTACCAGCTAGCACGTGATTACTTAATATCGTTCCATGACGCAGAGATTGTGCATGGGCAGGAAGTAGATGATAGGCTAGCGCAAGAGCAGAGCAGCAATACTGTTATCTGTGGCATAGACAAGGACATGTACCAAGTTCCGGGGTGTCATTATAACTGGGTAACTGACACATGGAAGTACTTAACTAAAGAAGAAGGGGATGAGTGGTTCTGGATACAGATGCTTGTCGGTGACGGAGTAGATAACATCAAGGGCATAGATGGCGTAGGTCTTATAGGTGCTGCTGAACAGGTTGCTGCTTTCAAAGGAGACTTCGCTAAAGCTAAGGAGAGTATACAAGACCAGTACATTACACAGTTCGGTTCATCCGTAGAATTCTTTGCTAACATCAGACTGTTGTACATACGTAGGAATGTCTACCATAACACATCAAGCCTAGTAATTAAGGAGTGTACGTAATGAGACCTAAGCAACACATCCTATCCCTAGCAGGGAGTGTAGCAGACGGGGAGACGGTACAGACACCGTGCCCTTTCTGTAAGGAGGACTATGAGAATCAGGGTAGGCCAGTAACATGGTCTCCTCGTAGGAGTATGTCAGTAACCCGTGAGGGGTACGCTCTCCTTTATAACTGCTTCCGTGCTTCTTGTGCACGTGGTAGAGGAGTAGTGCACGTCCTTGATGGGTTAAGTAAGGCAGGACTGGAATACAAGAAAGGCAAGACCTTCGAGCCTAAGTCTTATGTGTATAAGACTGTGCCTGCTGCTGTGTGGAACATGCCTAAGGAGATAACGCTGACAGAGCAGGAGCTAATAGACCAGCATGTACGTTACGCCGTAGACAGAGACACAGTAGTCTACCCTATCTTTGATGTGGTAGGACACGAGGTTGGTGTAGTGGACAGGTCTTACAAGGGACGTTCCCCTAAGGCTCTATCTTATTGGTTCAAGGATGTACCTAAGGTACACTTCCCTTTAACCTCCCTTAGAACTGAGGCATGTGTTGTAGTAGAGGACATACCCTCCTCTATTAAGTTAGTGCCTTATATTAATTCAGTAGCATTACTCGGAACTAATATAACATCTGACTGTCTAACCCACCTAAGCCATCTGTATGAAGTACTAATAATTATACTGGATGAGGACGCTACAGCCAAGGCGCTGGAAATGGAAAAGCAATACAGGCTATTCTTTAAAGCGGTGGTAGTAGTACCAGCCCAGAAGGATATAAAGAACATGACTGACAAAGAAATTAAAGCATTACTGAGAGGATTAATATGAAGTATTTATTAGTAGGAGATTTACACGGTCGAGTAGAAGTAGCACAGAAAGTATTATCAGATAAGTACCTAGAGTACCATAAGGTATTCATTGGTGACTACGTGGACTCCTTCGACCGCAGCAAGAAAGACCAGATTACAATAGTGAAGCTCTTACTCAAGGCTGTACAAGAGAGAGAGGATGTCACTGCTCTGATAGGTAACCATGAACTCTCTTATCTGAGAGAGGGTATGCAATGTTCTGGTTACGCCTCTGGTACTAAGTACCACATGGTACACCTAAAGAAAGACATACTACGTTACTTCAAACGACACCTATACCTAGAGGAAGGGCTGCTAGCTACTCATGCAGGAGCCTCTGCTCACCTATTCACAGATAAGGAGGATGTACGGAACGCACTAGAGAATGACGACCCTCGTCTGTACTACATAGGAAGTGTAAGAGGGGGGGCTCAGACGCATGGGGGTATTTTCTGGTGTGATTACTGGAGAGAGTTCTCTCGTGTAGAGGGACTTACTCAGATAGTAGGCCACTCTTCCCACAGACCAGAGGGAAAAGACCGAGGTATTGTTGTAGAGCAAGACTGCTTCAATATAGACTGCTTAGACAGAGTAGAGCAAGTCCTTATTGTAGACACAACAGAAGAAACAGAAACAACATTCGAGATTATTGATTTGTAGGAGTGAGTAATGGCTAAGACATATATTATTAGTGACCTGCACATGGGACATACTGACATCCATGAGAAGTGGCGCAAAGAATTCTGCTCTCAGTCTGACCATGATGAGACTATGATACAGGCATGGAACTCTGTAGTTAAGTCACATGACGTAGTAAAGGTACTAGGAGACTTCATTATAGGCAGAGCGAATCTACGGTACTTGAAAGAGCTGAAGGGCACTATACACTGGACACTCGGTAACCATGACCCTAAGATTACAAGGGACATTCTCAATGAGCATACTAACATCTCTTATGTGGATGGAGTACGGCCCTACAAGGGAGCAGTCCTAAGTCACGTGCCTATTCACCCTATTGAGCTAGTGTATCGTAACTGGTGCCTAAATATCCATGGACACCAGCATGAGGATAAGAACATAGGAGATAAGTACTTCAATGCTAATGCAGATGTGATGGGATACTTCCCGCGAGAGTTCCATTCTATTATGAGGGAGTGTGGAAAAGAATGAATATAACTAAAGAAGGAGAATGTATTGAACCTAGAAAAGAAGCTACTAGAGGCAGCGTGTAATGATAAGAAGTCTCACGACGTTATCGTCGAGCTGGTGTCACTTGATTCATTGTCTGACTATGCCAAGCACTTGCTGGAATCTATTAGTGATTACTACCTTACTGACACAGGGGCTACTAATGTAGACAAGCTATTACTACGAGAGATACTGATAGAGCAGTACCCTAAGAATCATGGGGAGCTAACAGACATACTCAGTACGCTAGGAGACACCTCACCCAGTAACGTAATTAAGGAGATAGGTAACCTAAGGAAGAAGGAGCTAGGAAGAGAGCTAGCCACTGAGCTAATACAGACACCGGACAGTCAGAAGGTTAAGGACTTATGGGCTGAGCTGAACAACCCTCTCTTATCACACATAGAAGAAGTCCAAGATGCTGGACAGAACTTAGAGGAGTTACTAACTAACGCTACTGACGACTCTCAACGTATTACTCTGTATCCCACAGCACTAGACACACGTCTATCTAAGGGTGCACGGCACGGTAATCATATTGTAGTGTTCGCTAGACCTAACGCAGGTAAGACAGCCTTCGTTATTAACCTAGTACGTGGCTTACTCAGGGACGGTAGGAGAGTAGCTTACTTCATGAATGAAGAACCATCCCAGCAAGTACTAGAACGTCTCGTGAGCAGGATAACTGGACGTGTGGGCGCTAACCTTAGGGACCATATCAAGGAGGCGGCAGCAGAATCAAAGGAACTAATGTCCCGTCTGTATGTACGTGACTTATCTCCGGGAACTTTCAAGGATATTTATAGTCTAACTAATGTTATCAAGCCTGACGTGGTAGTTATAGACCAGCTAAGGAACATAAGAACTAAGGAGGATAACCGTGTGATAGCACTAGAGCAGATGGCTATGGAAGCACGAGCATTAGGCAAGGAACACAACGCTCTTGTTATATCTGTAACACAGGCAGGAGACTCAGCAAGGAATAAGCTAGTACTAGATGATGGAGACATAGACTTCTCTAACACTGGTATACCAGCAACAGCAGACCTAATCATAGGTATAGGAACTAACGAAGAGTACAGAAACAGAGGTAGACGTATGATAACAATAGTAAAGAATAAACTAGGCTCAGAGCATTCATCCTTCCCTGTCAGTATAGATGAGGGACTAGCTAAGATACTAAGCCTATGATGCCTCCTAAGTGCTGTGTTTGTGGGAGAGACGCCTTTCTCAGGTATGCCCCCGATGATGGAGATAACCGAAGTGAGGAGAGTAGGTGGCTGTGCGCTGTTCACGCTCCTCACGCTGCTACTGAACGTGGTTGGAATGGTGAGTGGGAACAATACGATGAGGATGATTTCGATATAGAGGAAGAAGACTAGTGGGTCCTCTAGAAATCACACTGCTGGTGTTCGTACTGGTATTCATCTACTCTGAGTGGAAGGGGTCAGGTTAATGATACCATCCTTTGTTACTGACCCTAACCCTGATATATACTTAACTAATAATTATTTGGTGATAGACTATGAGACGACTAATACAGATAAAGGAAATCCCAGAAGAAGGGAGAACTCTCTCGTTTACGCAGCATGGAAATGTGGTCCAGACCATCCTAGATATACCGGACGAGTGCATGGAAGGCGTGGAGACGAGCTATCTCAACAGTCTCTTCTCCGAGCAATTGAGGAAGCTGACTTCATCGTTGCACAGAACACTAAGTTCGAGCAAGGGTGGTCCCTACGAATAGGTGTACCCCTAGAAAGTAAGTTATGGTATTGTACTATACTAGGTGCTTACTCTATAGATGGCAACAGACGTAGACCACGTGACCTTAACTCTCTGTGCACACGTTATGGCCTAGGGACTAAGGAAGACTTAGTGTCTCGTATGATAAAAGGAGGTATCCCACCAGAGGACATCCCTGCTCCTTGGTTAGCTACTTACTGTAAGAAAGATGTTACACTCACAGAAGAACTGTTCCTCCGTCAGAGAGAGGACCTAGCTAATAAAGGACTACTAGGTGTAGCCTACACTAAGAATCTATTCACCCCTGTACTAACAGACATAGAGCTTAATGGTATGTACCTAGATAGGGACAGAGTACTAGACCTACACCACACCAAGAGTAGTGAGCTAGCTAGTGTAGCTGCTGAGTTAGCTAGTACTTACGGGGAGATTAACTTTAACTCACCTCAACAGGTAGCTAGGTTAGTATATGGAGAACTAGGCTTTGAGGAACTAAAGGACAGACGAGGCTCTCCAATAAGGAACAAGCCCAGTCTACAGTTCCCTGAGGGCGTACCTAAGACGGATGCTGGTACGTTAGCTACGTTAGTAGCCTCTAACAAGAGACAGAGAGAGTTCGTTAACCTGTACGCTAAGCAGAGTAAACTAAGTAAGATGATAGGCACTTACCTAGAAAAATTCAAGACTGCTGTTGATGATTATGGAGGGCATATTCATGGTAAGTTCAATCAAACAGTGACTCAAACTCACCGTTTATCGAGTTCAGGGCCTAGACTAAGTTGGGTCCTTTAAACAATGTGAATTCAGGGGAACTCTCTAGTAGACAATCCTGAGCGAAGCTAAATTCATCCCTACCTTTGGAGGTACATGATGAAAGATGTAAGATATTTATATGAGAACACTCCACTAACTTTAGAAAACATAGCCAATAGGACAGGCTACACTTTAAATAAAGTATGGAGGTACACAGTTGATAACTATAGTAAAAGCTACAGAGAAGAAAGAAAAAGAAAGAACTATAGTTCATCAAAACAAGGAAGTAATAATCCCATGAAAGGTTTATTCGGAGCAGCTCATCCTAATTATAAAGGAAGGATCTCTGATGGAAAAGGTTATATTTTAATCTTAAAACCTGATTGGTACACTGGTAGAAAAGGAAGCAAGCATGTCTTTGAGCATTCAGTAATTATGTGCCTAGAACTAGGCATCACTGAAACACCCAAAGGCTACTGTGTTCATCACATAGACAAGGACCCTACAAACAATAGTACTAATAACTTAGCCCTGTTGACTGTGGCCGCCCACACACGCTTACATCAGTTAGAACGTGCAACGACTATCCGAAAGGAGTAGGGGAAAGGACAGTACCCGAAGCGCATTGCAGTAGTTTAAGAGATTAGCTACTGATGATATAGTCTGAACTACATGGCGACATGTAGAGTATAAGGAGAGACGTAACATAGAGAACTTCCAGAACTTCGATAGAACCCTTAAACCTCTGTTCACTGCGCGTAATGAAGGGTGGGTCATAGGAGAAAGAGATGAAGCACAACTAGAATTCAGGGTCGCTACATTCCTTGGAGATGACACTCAAGGCCGTGAAGACATTAAGAACGGCGCAGATGTACATGCGTTCACTTCTAAGGTTATCTACGGTGGAGAGCCTACTAAAGAGAAGAGGACTAACGCTAAGGCACACACTTTCAAACCTTTAACAGTAGAGGCTCTATATAGTAATATATAGATGACAATCACGTGAACTCAGGGAAACTCCTACATAGCTAGGACAATCCTGAGCCAAGCATTGAACTTTTTTGTAAGAGTTGTCATGCTAAAGAGCATGAAGTACATAAAAGGTTGAATGAAGGTGCAACGACTATCCCGTAAGGGAGTACAGCCAAGTGGCTGGAAGCGCGTGACTTCCTAATAGGAAGATGATATAGTCTACTCTGTATGGTAACATGCAGCAGTTCATAAGAGAACGGGATAAGAACTAACGAGCTTATTTGAATATATGGTATTTGGAGGAACATCAGGCACTACAGCAGAGAAAAAATACTACCAAGCATTCAGAGAAAAGTATGCGGGTGTTACAGAAGTGCAGGACGGGTGGGTAGATAAAGCCCTATCTGATGGAACTTTTGTGAATTTAACTGGTCTAACATTCTATCATAAGGTTAGGATGTCTTCATCAGGTTATATAGAAGGTAACACTAACGTCCGTAACTACCCCATTCAATACCTAGCAACAGGAGAAATAGTACCGATTGGCTGTGTATACACATGGCACTACATGAAAGAAAAGAACATGCGTAGTTTCCTAGTGAACACTGTGCATGACTCAATCATAACAGAGGAACACCCCGATGAAACTGCTGAGCTAACTGAGTTAGCAACGAGAGGATTCGGTCCTGATGTTATATCCTATATGGAGAAGGTGTATGGTTTCACCTTCGACGTAAACTTAGACTTAGAAACAGAAACACACACACATTGGAGCACTAATTAATGCAAGAAGTAACAGGTTTAATCACTAAAATTAACAAGAAAACTAAAACAAATGCAGGCGCTTTTATGAAGTCACCCGCTTATTCTATGATGCTGGATGATTCCACGTGGTATAATATGGGCTTCGATGCACCTACTTTCAACGAGGGTGATGTAGTAACATTCCCTTACACAGAGAGCCAGTACGGACGAGAAGGTAAGACTAACGCAGTACGAGTACAAGCAGGTGGAGCAGACGCAGGAGCACAAACAGCATCGCCAGCAGTACAGAAAGCTACTCAGAGTGCGGACGCACGACAAGAGAGTATCGTATTCCAGTCCAGTCTTAAGGTAGCTACAGACATCATTGGTCTAGCCCTCATACATGACTGCCTAGCCCTACCCTCTAAGAAAGCAGACCGCCTGCCTATGGTAGTATCCATGATACGAGAAGTAGCACGTGACATAGCATTAGAAGCTATCAAGCCTGACTTCGCTTCCTTCGCTGAAGATACTGCTGAAGTTATTACAGACGAGTAGTACTTGAGAGGTAAGAGAGCTAAAGATATCCGACGCTTCTTAGGGATGAGAAGTGAGGGATACACTAAACAGGAATACCGTAAACTTAAGAGGTTATGGAATGAGACTAGTAAAAGAAGTAAAAGCAGTACGTCGTAGGAAGTGGCTAAACCCACCCTCCCATTACAGTACAGGAGCTATTGAGTACGGAGTAGATATATACGGTAACCTATACCTAAATATGTGGGACTGTTCTAGGAAGATAGAACTAGAGTTAGACACGGAAACCCATAAGGCAACAAAAAGAACCATAAAGAAACTAGCAATAATTGAGGGAGCATGTCAGGAACTAGCTGCGCTGATACGAGAAAGAAGTTAATGAGACTCCATAGGAAGGAGATAAAAGGTCACAGGACTAACCTACTGGGGAAGCAAGGAGGGGTATGCCCTCTCTGTACCCTACCCATTGAACTAGAGGATGCTACTCTAGACCATGACCACTCCACAGGTAAGGTACGCAGAGTACTACATAGAGCCTGTAACTCAGCCGAAGGTAAGATACTGTCTTGGTGCTTCCGCGCTAAGGGTAACGACCCTATCATTCTATTAACTAATCTTATCTCGTACTGGGAAGACGACTACACAGGTAGTCCTATTCACCCAGCACACTTAACTGAAGAAGAGAAGCTACTGAAGAAGTTCAGACGACTCTTACGTTCTAGTAAAAGAGAGAGGACTAAACAGAAGTACAGAGACTTAATCAAGGAGGTTCAAGATGGAACCCGACAACGATGAAGACCTAGCTTACATAGAGCAGGCGCGGAGACTGTATGCACTGTCCGACAGAATAGACAATGCACTCTCTTATCTGGACTGGTTAGCTAGTGTGGCCAGCGAAGAGTTAGATGCAGCTTACATAGAACAACTCTACAAAATACTGGAAGGTAAGGAGGCAGAACACTAATGAAGCACATTTACACCAAACCTAAGGAAGGGTCAAGGAATAAGACCCTAGAAGTGTATGCACATAATGATGTAATAGTAGGAGAGATGTTAATAAACGACGATGGTTACTATGTCTTCTTTCCTGAAGAAAGAGCGGGGTACTGGCCTGATTATATACTCAGCGCTTTAGCAGAGAACATGGAGACCCTTAATGCTTCGTGGCATAAAGAAGTTACTGCTTATCACAAAGAAGAGGAAATAAAACATGCTGATGAATAAGAAAGTTAAGATACTACATATAGATATAGAGACTGCACCAATGCAGTGCTATACGTGGTCTTTATTCAAGCCCATGATAGCAATAGATAATATCGTACATGACTGGTACGTCCTTTGTTGGGCAGCTAAGTGGGACAATGAACCTGATGTATACTTCGATGCTCTTTGGTTGAACAAGGGATATAAGAAGGACATGCGTAATGACAGAGACATTGTTAGTACTATATGGGGAATGCTCAACGAAGCAGACATAGTGGTAGGACATAACGGTAAGAGGTTCGATGTAGCTAAGCTCAATGCTAAGTTCTTTGAGTTCGGGTTCGGTCCACCTAAGCCATTCAAGGTAGTAGATACACTGAGTGTAGCAAGGGCTAACTTCAAGCTGAGCTCTAACAAGCTGGACTATATCTCGAAACTAAGGGCCTTCGGTTCTAAACTAGACACTAACTTCAGGCTATGGTTGGATGTGATGGCAGGCGACAAGAAGCAATGCGCTCGTATGCTAGAGTATAACATACATGACGTTGAGTTACTAGAAGACGTGTACCATGATATGTTACCTTGGATAACTAACCATCCTAATGTAGTACTGTACTCTGATACTATAGTTCCTGCTTGTGCTAAGTGTGGATCAGAAGACCTCAAGAAAGATGGTACTACTAAGTTAGCTGCTGGCATATACCAACAGTATAAGTGTAAGTCATGTGGTGGTTGGGTACGTGGTGGTCATAACCTTGCTCCCTTAGCCTCACGTAAGAACTTACTACGTAACGTAGCCTCGTAATGAGTAACGTCCTACATGCAGAGGATAGGTTCCTCTCCCTTAAGAACAAAGCCATCGCAGAGATGGTGCGGGAGGGGGAGCTACGAGAGTTAGCTGCTACAGCAGTACAGAACTACTATGAAGAGAACACTCACCGGAGTAACAGTATCATTAATGGTATCCCTCTAGAAGACAAGCAACAATTCAGTACTTACTTACAGGAGTATATAAAGAAATGAGAGCACTACTAACTATATATGAGCTAATCATATTCCCAGTTGAGTTCCTCGGGTGGGCATGGTACATGCTAGTAGAGACCCCTCTATATAGGGGACGTATGAGAGGCTTTGAACACCTTTCTAAATCATATAATAAGGTAGACAATGAAAAGTGATACAATGGCCCGACCTAAATCTTCCCCCAATAAACCTATGGTCAATGCCTCGGCAGAACATACACTACCGACGGACTACCAGAAGTTCATACACCTCTCACGGTACTCGCGTTGGCGAGATGAGGATAACCGTAGAGAAACGTGGAACGAAACAATTACACGACTTACGGAATTCTGGTTAGATGAGCAGCCTAAGTTCAGTGAAGTACATGATGAACTCAAGGAAGCAATCCTTTCCCTTAGGATAATGCCTTCAATGCGAACTCTGATGAGTGCAGGAACAGCCCTACGTAGAGATAACGTAGCAGCTTTTAACTGTGCTTATGTAGCAGTAGACCACCCAAGGGTATTCGATGAGATTCTTTACGTTCTTATGAACGGCACAGGTGTAGGTTTCAGTGTTGAAAGACAGTACATAAGTAAACTACCAGAGGTTGCAGAAGAGTTCTATGATACAGAGACCACCATCCAAGTTGCTGACTCAAAGATTGGCTGGTCTAAGGCGTATAGGGAATGCGTATCACTGCTGTATCAAGGGCAGGTGCCTCAGTGGGACGTGTCAAAAGTACGTCAAGCTGGAGAGCGACTCAAAACATTTGGTGGCAGAGCTAGTGGGCCTCAACCATTAGTAGATTTATTCACCTTCACTATAGAGGTATTCAGGAATGCGAGAGGAAGACGACTTAGTTCAATTGAGTGCCACGACATTGTTTGTAAGGTTGCTGACGTCGTGGTTGTTGGGGGTGTGCGTAGGAGTGCTCTTATCTCTCTTAGTAACCTCACCGACGCTCGTATGCGAGGAGCCAAGTCAGGTGAATGGTGGGCAGCTAATCCACAAAGAGCGCTCGCTAACAACTCAGTAGCCTACACAGAGAAGCCTGATATAGGTATCTTCATGGATGAGTGGAAGTCACTGTATGATTCTAAGTCTGGAGAGAGGGGTATATTCAATCGTGAAGCAGCCAAGAAGTACGTTCCTACTAGGCGCAGGGAACAGGAGGGGGACATGGATTACGGATGTAACCCGTGCTCGGAGATCATACTCAGGTCTAAGCAGTTCTGTAATCTCACAGAAGTTGTTGCACGTAGTGAGGACACACTCGATTCTCTTAAAGAGAAAGTACGTCTTGCAACTATACTTGGAACGTTCCAAGCAACACTCACTAAGTTCAGGTACTTATCTTCTAAGTGGAGATTTAATACAGAGGATGAAGCACTACTAGGAGTTAGTATTACAGGGATTATGGACAACGTAACCTTGTCTGGGATAGGAACAAAGAAAGATGTCAGAGCTTTAGAGGATTGGTTAACACAGTTAAGAGAGGTGGCAATTGAAACGAATAAGATATGGGCTAAAAAACTGGGCATTAAAGCATCAGCTTCAATTACTTGCGTTAGGATAAATAGCGCCCTAGCAGCGTAAGCTGCATAGGATAACTACGTGAACTGCTGGGAACCCTAAGTCGAGAGATATGGCAATCAGCATCCAAGCCTTATGGAACTTATTCATTGATTTATTGTCTAAGTGTATAAGGAAGGTTCAGAGACTATCCGTGAAGACGGAGTACACTCAAGTGAGTGGAAGTGCGTAGCATCCCAACGGGATGAAGATATAGTCCGGTCTCCTAGGAAACTATGAGCAGCGAGGTTAGATATGTATAAGGTATATTATTTAGTTAGTTATTCCACGAGCAGGTATTACATAGGTATTACCCGCAATAAACTAAGAACTAGATTCATGCAACACACTAGTGCAAGCGACAGAGGTGTGAAATCTCCTCTATACGATTGCATGAGAAAGTATAAAGACTTTCTGATAGTGTTACGTGACGAATACCCTACACATAAGGAATGCTGTGAAAGAGAGAT